CCCGCAATGCCCGCCGCCGGGTCCGCTACTGTTCTACGGGAAGACGGCCCCGCGCTACTGCCCGTTGAAGAAGAAAGAGAGGAAATAGACATGGGGAAAATCACGATCACAGAGAAGCAGGAAGCAATCATTCGGCGGCTGAATGACCCGCTTTATACCGTGGAATTTCTGAAAGAATGGGTCAACCGCAACGACAACGTATTTATCAACGCGCCCGCGGCCCTGCAAGCTATGGGCGCAAGCGGATTCTTTGCCGCCGTTCGCGCAATCGAGCAGGCGAAAGAAAGCGACGGTGAAAACACATGAACTATCGACCGAAAGTTGTTCGTTGCCGCCTGAAAACGGGCGGCAAGAGCATTCCACAAATCCGGGAGGAATGCAGAGGGCAAGGCTTGACCTACCGGGACTTTGAGAATATCCAGAGATCGAACGAAGAGTTCGACGGGCTGGTTGTCCTGCTTTCACTGTGGGACTACGACAACCACGCAAGCTACCACCTGCATAATTGGGACCCGGCAGACGATGAAAGAATGATGATGGCGATTTACTACGCCGAACAGGTACACCCGTTCCCGCGCTACAAAAACGACCTTGCGAAATTTAAGGCGGATTGGGCGGCGCAGGCATACGACCCCGGCGGCGCGTCCCTGACGTTCGCCCCGGCGGACGTGGAGGAACTGGAAGTTCTCTGCGAGGAAGCGACGGAGCCGGAACCGCCCGTCCCTCCCGCTCCAAAGCGGAAAAAGCATAAGCGGCGGCGGAAGTAAGACCGGGAACCGCTGACAAACGAAACGGAGGTAACAGAAAATGAAACTTGCGGCATTCAACGCCGTTTGCCCCTTTGAGATTGGCGACAAAATCGGCATGAGGAAGAAAGCCTGCGCGGTGGGCGGCAGAACGCTTGACGTTATCGTTGAACGGACTATCACCGACATTGTGTGTATGCACTCCGTCAAAGCCGGAACGGTGAAGTTCCTGTACGAACTGGACAACGACGGGCGTTTGGTAGAAATCGTTCGTTGACCCGCTTTCGAGCGGGAGAACCACAAAAGGAGGTTTAGACGGTGAAGACCATATCAATTATCAACCTAAAAGGCGGCGTTGCAAAGACGCTGACCGCTGACAGCATGGCCCACGTCCTCGCAACGTTCCACAACAAGCGTGTTTTGCTTGTGGACAACGACAAGCAGGGCAACACGTCAAAGGCATTCGGGGTTCATTCCTACGATGACAAGAGCATTTCGGACGTGCTGACTGCCCGGCGGCTGGACCCGCGGGAGGTCATCAAGAAGACCCGGTTCCAGAATATCGACGTAATGCCCGCAAATATGACCTTGATTCGGGCGAACATGGAAGTCCTGATGGACAGCACCCGCCCCCAACAAACGCGCCTGCGGTCCGCCCTGAACGCGATTGCGGAAGAAAACTTTTATGATTTCTGCATCATCGACAACGCCCCGGACATCAACATTTCGACGATAAACGCCCTTGTCGCGTCCGATGACGTGATTATTCCCATAAAGATTGACAAGTACGCCTTTGACGGGCTGGAAGAACTGAAAGAACAAATCGAGGACACACGGGACGACCTGAACCCGCGCTTGCGCCTTGCCGGGTGCTTGATTACCTGCTTTATCCGCGCCGACGCAGAGAAGCAGGGCGAAGCGTGGTTGCGGTCCCGCCCGGAATACCCCGTCTTTGACACCCGCATTCGATATTCGGATAAAGTCACCGAAAGCACCTTTTCGGAAATCCCTATCGTGGAGTACAGCCGACGGAGCGGAACCGCAATGGACTATATCGCATTCGTTCAGGAATACTTGCGGAGGGGTAAACAATGACGGAGAAAACGGCGGTCCCGGAATACTGCCGGGACGGAAAGAAAATCCGCGCGTATCAATGCGGGATTTGTGACCGACTGGACGTTGACGACGTTTCCGACAAGCGGTTCTGCCGCGCCGGGTATTGGCCCGGTTGCGGCGACCCTGACGGTTGCCGGGAAGCATTCAAACCGATAACAGGCCGAGGGCGCATCGGCGTTCACCGCTAAAATGTCCGATTCGGACGGAAAGGGGCTATCTATGGGAAGATTTAATTTGAACCAGATTTTGAGTGACACGTCAAAGGCGGCGGCGGGCGGCGGGAGTGCAAAGCCCCGCCCCTCTGAAAGCCGCTATGAGAAATTGAGCGTCTTTGACCTTGTACCGTCGGAGGACAATTTCTATTCCATGCGGGAAATCGGGGAACTGAAAGCGGCAATCGAAATCGCCGGGAAAGTTCTTCAAAACCTTGTCGTCGTTCCGCTGGGCGACGGCAAGTACAAGGTCATTGCCGGGCATCGCCGCCGCCTTGCTTCTATCGAACTTGTGAACGGCGGGAAGCCGGAATATGAATTCGTTCCCTGCGTCATCGAACCGACAGAGGAAGCGGCGGACGAACAGGAAATACGCGACGGGCTGGACCTGATCGTTACAAACTCGCAGAGAGAAAAGACCGCATGGGACAAAATCGAAGAGGTCCGCTATCTGCGGGAGGTTTTGGAGAAAGCGAAGACAAAGCCCCGGTTCGTCGAACTGTTGCGCCGCATCGTCGAAAAGACGTTTGAAGACGGAGAGTTACAGACGGACGGGACCCGCGATTTTATCGCAAAGGTGCTTCATACCAGTACAACGCAGATCGGACGATATGACACCATCATTCGCCATTTGTCCCCGGAATTCACGGAGGAACTGAAAGCGGACCACATCAACCTTTCGGCCGCATACGAATTGGCGGGCCTGCCTGCGGAGAACCAGAACGCCGCCTTTAAGGAATATCACCTGACCGGGGCAATTTCCATCAAGGCCGCGCGGGAATGGAAACGTCCTGCCCCGCCTGCACCGCCCGCAGAGGACACCGCCACACCTACGCAGGCAGAACGACCGCAGAAAGAGCGGGAACCCGTAGTCGAGCGGGACAAAGTGCCGGACACGCAGACCACGCCGCCGTATAGCGCCGCTGTGGAGCGGGACACCGCAGACGGGACGCAGGACACGAAGCAGACCGAAAGCACCCAGCAGAGCGCACCACGCCGCCCGCAGGCTACCAGAAGTAGCGAATGCGGGATTTGCCCGTATTGCGGGGCGAAGTTTGACGCGGCAAAAGTTATCGAATACAGCATTCGCGGCGCGGCGGAGGGAAAGCCGCACACCTGCCAACATTGCGGACAGCGGGTGAAAATCTTTTGTTCGGTTTCTTATTTCTGTTCCCCGGCGGAAGAGTGAGGGGCGCAGATGGACGAATACAAGACCGATTATCTGGAAGCCGCGGCGGAGGAAGCAGAGCGTTTCCGTGAAGCCGCGATGATACTTGCGGAGCGGGCGGGCATATCAGCAGAAGAAGCCATATACCGCATTCAAGAAGCGTTGCAGGTCATACGGGACGAAATCACGTCCATTGCGGACACACTGACAAACGCAGTTGAAAAATTCATCACGCAAGTTGAAGAAGCCGTAGCGCAGGCAGAGCCGAAGCACCGCCGAAGAAAACGGCAGAGAGAGCGGGCCGCGCTGATTGAACGGCGGTACATGGTCCAAATCAGACATTACGAGCGGGCGCACCCTTTCCGCAGGGTATATAAGCCGCCTTGATAGAGCAGGAACAGGAGGAAACGGAGCAATGAAGCAAGAAAGAGTTATTGCTATTCTGGATTTTTACCGGGATATAGATAAAACAGTCACCATGAACGAGCGGGTTATTCGGAACCTTGAAGATCAATACTATTCCACGTTGGGCGCGGTGAATTCCGACGGTATGCCACACGGGAAAGGCGGGGTTTCAAACCCTGTCGAACGCGTCGTGCTGAATATCCCGCAGTCCGTTTCCGACACTATCGCAAATATGCGCCGGGAAAACGAAAGGCTGACCGCGATAAAGGGCGAAATTCTTTCGGAGTTGAACGCCCTGAACTACCGCGAAAAAGCGGTGATTTACGGCTTTTACATAGACGGGCTTCAATGGGAACGTCTTTCGCAACGCGTAAATTACAGCCCGCGGCAATGCCGGAATATCCGAAACATTGCGTTGGATAGATTGGCAAAGCGCTTTGAGCAGAACAAGCGGATTTCCCGCTACGTTTTCCCGGAAAAATAAGATTGCCACCTATTGCCCGTTTTTCCTGCTATAATTGGCATTGTGAAAAGTGAACACAACGATACGGGCGGCGCATTCCTCCACGCCGCCGGAAGCCTGAAAACGGACCATGTTTTGAACATGGCCCGTTTTTTACGCACTTCCGCGGCAACGCCCGGAACGAAAAATGAAAAACAAACGAAAGGGGGCGCGGCGGACGCATGGCGAGAGAGCGAAACCCGGAACGTGACAAAGCCCGGCGGATATGGCTTGATTCCGGCGGCACGCTGACGGCCCGACAGGTTGCGGAGCAAGTCGGCGTAAAGCCTGAACAGGTCCGCAAATGGAAAAGCCTTGATAGCTGGGCGGCGGAACTTGAAGCGCAGAAACCACCGCGGAAGCGCGGCGGACAACCCGGCAATAAGAACGCCGCAGGTGCAGGCGCTCCACACGGGAACCGAAACGCGGAAACCCACGGCGCATATTCAACGGTTCGCCTTGCGGACCTCCCGGACGAACAGCGCGAATACATCGAAAGTATCACGCTTGACACGGGAACGAATATGCTTTCTGAATTGCAACTTCTGATTGCAAAGGAAGCCGACCTGCAAAGCAAGATTGCAAAGATAGAGAACGGCGACCCGGACGCGCTGTATATTGACCGCGTTGTTGAAATGCGTGCGCCAAAGAGTACGGAGCGCTTGGAGCAACAGCAAGAGAAACTGGAAACCCTGCGCCGTAAGCGTGATGACCTGACGTGGGAGATTGACAGCGGCCCGGATGGTAAGCCGCCGTCAAAGGCAAAGCAAAAGCAACTGGACGCATTACAACGCGAAATAGCCGCGCTGGAAGATACCACGGCAGACCGTCAAATGGAGTTGGAGAAATCCAGTTACAAAGTCAATATGCAAACAGTCATCAAGGCAAGCGCGTTTGATCGCGCTATGAAACTGGAAGCCGAACTGAACAAGATACACGGGCGCATCATCAAGTTACTTGATTCTATCAAGGGTTATGAGATGGAAAGCCGCCGCCTGCGCCTTGAAGAGCGCAAATATAATCTTGCGAAGCAAAAACTATCAGGAGCGTTCGACGTTGACCCTGAAACGGGCGAAATCATCGACGAAGTGGACGACCCGTGCGGCGACCCGGAAATTTGAAATAGGTTCTTTCGGCGGAGCCTACGGCCTGCGGGTCCGCGACGCCCGGCGTTTTTTTAGCCACGAAATTTTTTTGAACGCTTCCGGGCCGTGCCGATTTTTTCAGTATGGGGGTGTTTTTTCGAGAAATAAGGGCTTGGGAGGGGTGAAAAACCGTGAAACTTTACGACGCGCGGGCGATTGCCCGGTTTCTGGACGTGTCAGAACGGCGTGTCCGGCAGTTGCGCGACGAAAAAGTGATAGCGGAGGTTCGCCCCGGCCTGTATGACCTGATCGACACGAACCACCGCTATATTAACTACCTCCGAAAGAGAAACCCGGAGGGCGACGAAACCATAGATTACAACACGGAGCGGGCGAAGCTGGTTCGGGCGAAGCGCAAAAACGAAGAGTACGAATTGCAGTTGAAAGAAAATCAGCTTCACGCGGCGGAGGACATCGAAGCCGTTATGACTGATATGCTGGTAAACTTCAAATCCCGGCTTATGGCGATTCCCTCGAAGCTGGCCCCGGTCCTTTGTAAGAAGACGGACAAGGCGGAAATTTTCGCCCTGCTGAAAGACCACATCGACGAAGCGTTGATGGAACTTTCGGACTTCAAAACGACATTCGGGGAAAGGGTGAAAGAAGATGAAAAAAGCGACGGTTGACCTGTTCACCCGCATTTTCTCCGTTCTGGCCCCACCCCCCAACATGACAGTTTCGCAATGGGCGGACAAATACCGCCGCTTGTCCTCCGAATCATCGGCAGAGCCGGGGCGATGGCGAACGTCAAAGGCCCCGTATCAACGCGAAATCATGGACGCAGTATGCGACATGAGGGTTCAGAAAGTCGTTATCATGTCCGCGGCGCAGATCGGTAAAACGGACGCGCTTATATTAAATCCTATCGGCTACTATATGCACTACGACCCGTCACCGATTATGGTTATGCAACCAACTATTCAGATGGCGGAAACGTTCAGCAAGGACCGTCTTTCGCCTATGTTGCGCGATACCCCGGTTCTGCGCGACAAGGTGAACGACAAAAGCCGGAACAGCGGCAACACCATTTTGCAGAAAATCTTCCCCGGCGGTCATGTAACGATGGTAGGCGCAAATTCGCCGTCGTCCCTTGCGTCCCGCCCTATCCGCATTTTGCTTGCGGACGAAATCGACAGATACCCGGCGACGGCGGGCAACGAGGGCGACCCCCTGTTGCTTGCCGGAAAGCGCCTTGCGACGTTTTGGAATAAAAAAGAAGTCTGCGTTTCGACCCCCACCAACAAGGAAACGTCCCGCATCGCTGTTGAATTTGAACACAGCACACAAGAAGAATGGAACGTACCTTGTCCGGCGTGCGGAGCATTCACCCCCCTGCTGTGGGCGAATATCGTATTTGACCGGGATAAGCTGGACGAAATCGGCTGTACCTGCCCGGCCTGCGGCGTGGTTTCCAGCGAAACGGAGTGGAAAGAACAGTACATCAACGGAAAATTCGTTGCGGCCCACCCGGAACGAAAGGTCCGGGGCTTCCACCTGAACGCCCTTGCTTCCCTGTTCGTGGATTGGCGGGAAATCGTTGAAAAGTTCCTGACTGCGAACGAAGAGAAGAAAAAAGGAAACATCGAACTTCTGAAAGTCTGGACAAATACAGAAATGGGCGAAACGTGGGAAGAGGACGGCGAACAGATCGAAACGGACGACCTCTACA